TTCTTGAAGGACACATTTGTAAGAGGCCATTCTTCTCTTACATTGATGATATTATTAACGTAAAGGATAACCCAATCTAATTCGGGATCATCATAGAATTTTTCTGCTACATTATCTGGTCTCTCGTCACCAACGATTGTATATCGTGTAAAGGCAGTAAAGTTCTGAAAAAAATCTTCTCTGACTTTTGCTCTCTTGAAAAGATTTTTGACTTCAACATAATCCGTACTAGAAACTTTCTCGTCTAGTCTTGAAACATAGTTGAAGTTGGGCAGTTGTCTAAAATAACCCATTAGAATCCCATTCCCTTAGCGCCGTCGCCAGATTCATAGTCTTTATCATATATAGGTTCTAATTCTTGGAAGGAAAACGACAGTTCATAAGCAACAGGAGAACCATCTTCATAAGTCATGTATGCACCATCAGGTGTATATGACACACCAAATTGAGTAAGTGCTGCTGGTTTGATTCGATTTAAGAAAGGATGAGTGTCATTTTTGTGAATGAAATCAATGAAGAATACGTTAGGTGTGTAAAGGAATAGATTACCCTGTTGCAATTTGGGTGCCATTGCCTTCTTAAACATTCTAATAATTTGTTTGCAATCCAGTGCCTCTTTTTTATCCCTCGGCGTCATGACATATTGAAAGTTAAAGGATCTCAATTGTGGACCAGAAAATAAGAGTTCCATATTACTATTCAGAACTGCACCTGTTGTTCTGGTCAGGACATTGCCACCACCAATAATATCTTGTGTAACTTTTCCTTTGACAAAATCTTTTAACTGCCTTTTATTTCCTGCAACTCCACCTGCTATGTTAGAGAGAGCTTTTTCAGTTGCTGCAACTGGATTGTCACCGAGAACTCCCTGAATAAGAGATGCACCTGCTGCTTGCAGAGCATTCATAGGGTCTGAATCAAAATTTACTGAGTTTGCATCTGCAATGTTTCTAGGCATTGGTAGGAGAACAGTTCCTACGGGATTGCTTCTTTTGATTCTATCAGTGGGTCTACCACCTGTTCCTGAAACGAGACCTGCTACACCTGCTTCTCCTGCTGGAACATACTCAACAATGGTAAACAAAACGTGATCATAGTTACCATCAATTTGTGATGCAGGATAGCGAACCGATTGTCCACCAAGGTCTTGAACCTCTGGTGGAGTTTCTTCTACCACTGCTGGTGCTGGTGGAGTATCTGTGCCTTGGTTTCCACCAGATGGAGGTGCTGGTGTTGTGTCTTTTTCTGGTGCTGGTGGTGTAGTTACACCTTTAATTTTAACTTTATTTCCATATCCTGCGTCTTTCAGTTTAGTTAACTGCTCAGGTGTTGCATTGTTATTAAGTATCGCTTTGTTTTCGTTTTCTACTACGCCTTTTACCTTTGATGCTAGATCTTTGTTTAAGTTTCTAGAAGCAGATCCTGACAGTCCAAGCAATTGCTTCTGTGCATTTGAGTCACCGCTGGAAAAGTTTATGTTGCCACCAGAAGATGCTGATCCACTTCCAATCAAACGACCCTGAGAATCCTTAACTGTATAAGAACCATCGTCCAAGTTGGATTCGACGGTTACTTTTTTACCATTAACATTGAGACTGGAACTCTTTGTTGCCACAGCACTTTTTTTAGTTATTTATCAGGTGGAAAGGATCTTTTTATATGGAATCGCACGAAGATATCTTAACTCTTCTGGATATAATCTATGCATCGGACCAACGATCTCTGGAAACGTATAGTTTCTGATTGCATTCCAGTGATAGTTGAACCCCCTGAATCCCCATCTTGTAATCTCAGTGATCTCTACAAGAGGATGCTCATCATATAAAATGTTAGGAGTCTTCGGTAGATAGATGAATGTATACATTGCTCCAACATTATCAGGAGCATATTCAATATCGTCCTTGAATATTTCCATGATGTTCATCATTAAATCATCAGGATCTGTTGTTCCAGAAAGATCAATTTGTGATGATAGTAGGCGATTCATTTGAGAATTTTACCACACTTCATGAAGACTTATTCTCTGTTATTATTTAGAATAACCAAAAAGTTCATTCTCTGTGATGATCTTGAACTCCATTTTACGATCAGCACAAAACTCTCTTGCTGCCTTCCACTTTGCTTCATTGACAGCATAGGTTTTCATTTCATTCAGATATAATTTTGATGTTCCTTTTCTTTTCTTTGGCGGGACAGTTTGCTTAGCTGGTTTAACTTCGACAACGAACCTCTGAGTCCCTCCACTCCTGGTCCTTGTTCTGACATAGAAGTCTGGAAAATAGCGGTGAATCCGATTATCAACAGGGCTGATGTAGGGGATAACAATCTCTTCACTGCCCCATTCCAGAATGTTTTCATTCCTATCACACCAATTCATAAACTTCAACTCCCAAAGGGAGCGATAAATAATGTTAGTAGGATCACCTTTGTATTTAAGATAATTACTAGGGCGAAATCTACCTTTATAACTCATACATAGTATAGCAGACTAGTAGGTATTTAGATGTCAGGAGCAGTTCCGTTCAGGACGCTAACAACTAGCGATTTTATCAAACGTTTTGCACACCTGGCACAGACCAGTCAATTCCGTGCTGTATTGCAAGTTGGAACGCTACCTTTTAGTGCTGAGTACAATCCTGCTGGTGGCAGATTCTATGATGATCTAAGTTTTCTTTGTAATTCTGCTTCTCTTCCTGGTTCTAGTTTCTCAACCACAGAGAACTTGCAGGACTACTATGGCATCAGTCAGAAGTTTGCATATCGTAGAGACTTTGATGATCTGACACTAGATTTCTATGTTGATGCTAAGTATCAGACTTTAAAATTCTTTGAGCAGTGGATGGACTACATTGCAAGTCCTGGTGATTATTCTGTTGTGACAAACTCAGGTCCCGAATCAGATATTTCTTTTTATAGATTCAAATATCCAAAAGAAGGCACTGGATATAAATGCAGAATTGATTTGCATAAGTTTGATAAAGATTATGAGAGGGTAGATAATGTTTCCCTTACTGGAACCAAGAATGATATACTTTATACCTTTGTCAATGCATTTCCTATCAGTTTAAGTTCCATTCCAGTTTCATATGATGGAAGTGATGTAATGAAGTGCAGTGTCACCTTTACTTATGATAGGTATTTTGTGAACAGAGGATCAAAACCAGTTCAATCAGACTCTGCTTCATCTCCTGCTCCAACATCATCTGGTCCATCAGATACACAGGCAACCGCAGCAACGAGAAATCCAAGAGCCCTTCTTGATGCAAGACAAAGAATTGGTCCTGGAAATTAACTATAAATAAAATACACTGAATTGTATAGGATATTATGCCTTTACCAAAAATTGCAACTCCTTATTATGATTTGGAGTTACCTTCAACGGGTGAGAAGATTGAGTTCAGACCTTTCCTTGTAAAAGAAGAAAAACTTTTAGTCTTGGCAATGGAAAGTCAAGATCAAAAGCAGATTAGCAAAGCAATCAAAGAAGTTATCAAGTCATGTGTGCGTGGAGATATCAAAGTAGAATCTCTTCCTACATTTGACATTGAATATCTCTTCCTCAACATTCGTGGCAAGTCAGTTGGTGAGGAGATCGAACTCAAAGTTATCGCACCTGATGATGGTGTGACAGAGGTTGATGTTACGATCAACATCGACGACATCAAAGTCATTAAAGATGAAGATCACAGTCGTGACATTGATCTTGGCGGAGGTCTTGCTTTGAGATTGAAGTATCCTTCACTTGAAGAATTCATCACTGAGAACTTTGATTTTGATGAGGATGCATCGAATGTAGAGAAGACTTTTGATCTGATTGGTTCTTGTATTGAAACCATTTATAATGAAGAAGAGGCATGGTCTACTGCTGATTGCACCAAGAAAGAAGTCAAAGAATTTGTTGATCAACTAAGCACAAAACAATTCCAAGACATTGAGAAGTTCTTCTCTACAATGCCTAAGCTTTCTCATACTGTAAAGGTAAAGAATCCTAAGACAAAGAAAACTAGTGAGGTTGTATTGGAGGGACTGTCAAGTTTTTTCGCATAGCAATGTCTCACATGAATTTGGAGGCATATTTCCGAATTAATTTCGCCCTCATGCAGCATCATAAATACTCATTGACTGAGATTGAAAACATGATGCCCTGGGAAAGGGATGTATACGTTGAACTTTTGAAACAGCATATCGAGGAACAAAAGTTAGAACAAGAAAGGCAGGCACATGGATCTAGATGATCTCCTTAAATCTATAAGAGAAGAGGGAGAACCTAAGAAAGGTGGTGCCATTGTTCCTGCCAAATTTTTTGGTGAAGATAGATACGATAAAATATATCAAGAACTTCTTTCTGAGGGTAAAATAGAAGGTGATAACTTATCACCAGAGGAAAGAAAAGAAGGTGTAAAGGCATATAGAAAAAGTAAGATTGATTTTGAGAAGTTTGTTGATAGAGTTCTCAAAGTCAAACAAGAAGTTGCACAACCAACATCTGCACCTGCCAAAGCAGGACTGACTAGTGGCACTTTCATGCCAAAAGCATTACCATCTGCAAAAGAAATTGCAGTTGAAAGTGAAGATGTAGTAGCAGAAAATATTCAGGAAGATGATCTTGACGGTATTAATGAGAAGTTAGACGATCTTCTTGATCACATTCGCACAATGAATGAGATTGAGGAGAAGCAAACAGAAGAACAAAGAAAGAAAGATG